AGTGAATACACATCACTCATCGTTCTCTCCTTCTACGTTAAAGTTTATGCCCTTCGGCGGTTATTTGAGAGTATAGATACTATACTCTCTCGTCAACGAGTTTTTTCTTAGACTCGTATTCTTTGTCGGTCAACATAGTTATCGTACCACCAACTGTTCTGTAGTCTTCCTTGGCTAGCTCATTAAGTTTCTTCCAAGTCTCGATACCAACTGCTATTGACTTATATTTATCTGTATCCATTCTTAACTCCCATGTATGAGTGGGTAGGGGTAAACCAATACGAAAGGAAAAAAGGAGAAACCCCCCACCCACAGCATGTCTCTGACAATTTTGTTTCTACCAAATCCATGTATGTAAGTCAACATAAAATCTTATTTTTTCTCATAAATTTTATATTCTCTTTTTAACTTATCCATCTTCAGTATTTCTGCCTGCATATTTTGGCTATATATTAATGCCATTTGAAAGTGCACACCCTCTTCTCCGTCTGATGGATTACGAAAATCATTCATGGTCAAACTCAATGACCTGTTACTTGTGAATGACTCTACTGGAAAGAATAGCACAGCCTCTATGTCTAGTGCAGCCAGTGCTATAATATCGCAATCTTTTCTTGTGTAACATCTTTTATCTTTACCTTTTGATATGGTAAAAGAATATCTGCCCATATCATCACTTTGTAGAACTGTCTTCACTTCTACTCGTTGTGCTACCTTTAATCCTTCTCCGCCAACCACGGCTATATCGACACCATCTTGTTTTACCAAAGATGCCGCATAACCCATCATTGATAATTTAAATACTGTCAAACTCTCTCCAGCATTGCCTACAATCTTCTCGCCTCTTAACTTACTCATAGTATTTCCTCCTAAATATTGAGTTGTCTTCTTGTACTGCTCTCGGATCGTCCTCAAACATAATGCCTTCATCATCTTCTGTTTTAACTTTCTTTCTCATTTGCATATCTTTGTAGATTTCTCTCAAGGAAGAGTTGCCAGTAGATCTACAATCATGACAGTATCTCTTCATGTACCGTTTGATCTTTACCTTCGGTAATTTCACACCACATTCTCTGCAATAATCGTTGTTTAATTTTATACTTTTAACCATTCCAATACCCTCTCTCCTAATGTTATGTTAGCTAATTTATTTTTGTTAACTAGTGTCTTAACTATGTGAACGTCAACTGTATTTGGACTTACCAAATCTACATACAACACTGGATTGTGTTGTCCAACTCTATGTGCCCGATCCTCTGATTGTACCCTCGACTCCAGGTTAAAGTCATTGGAATAATAAATCACATTCTTCGCAGCGTGTAATGTCAAACCCATACCACCAGTTTGTGGATTACTTACAAAGAACCTCGTAGGATCTTCCGGGTTTTGAAATCTGGCGATTGCCTCATCTCTGTCTGCCATACTTGTATCTCCAAAATAAGACACTGTAGAATCCTCTCCGTACAATCCTCTCAAGGTATCACATATCTTCATTATGTCATGGCGAAACCTAGACCATATAATAACTTTACCTTCCATCTCTTCTATTACTTCAAGAAGCACGGTCAACCGATTGTTTTCTATAGGTATTGTTTCTCCGTCATCTGTTACAAGATATCCACATAACAACTGTTGGAGTCTCAAAAGCCTTGTCATGACCTCGGGTGCAGTTACCATCTCGCCACTTTCAAGCAGCGCAACCGAACTGTTCTTGATACTCTGATAATGTCTTTCTTGTTCCATTGTCAGATCGACTTGTCTTGTTGTGTATATCTTTGGTGGCAGATCAAGTGCCTCATCTTTTGTTACTCGATATGAATAAGGTGCTATCTTTTCTTTCAACTCATCTAAGTTCTTGTAACCAACAACTCTGTTGAACGAATGTGATCCTACATTCATGGACCTGATAACTGCATACCTTCCTTGGAAAGACCAATAAGAATCAAACCCCAAAATTTTTTTATCCAAAAATAAGAACTGTGAATATAAATCTAGTGGCGACTTTGTTATCGGAGAACCTGTCAGTATCCGTTTGTACTTTGCTCCCTCGGCAAATTTTATTAGTGCCTTGGTTCTCTTCGCCTTGATGTTCTTGATCGTGGTGGATTCATCAACTGCAACTAGAAACTTGCTCCTATGTGTGAATGTGTCCAAGAACTTGAAAATTTTTTTAGTCGCAAATGCCTCGACATTGATTAGTAGTATTCGTAACTTCTCTCTCGCTTCATGGCCCACGGAGGTTTTTAACTCTTTGGTTTCTTTCTTGTTGAGATTAGATTTCCATATATATACCTTTGATGATATGTCATCATGTAAATGTGCTGGTATCTCATTGTTCTTCCAATTCGTATAAACTCCTTTGGGTGCTACAATAATAGCCGTGTCTATCTTTGTGCTCCAATAAAGCCATGCCATGTTATCAATCAATACTTTTGATTTACCACACCCCATCTCCATGAAGTATGCAAAGTTTTCTTTGTCATAACTCCTACGGAGTGCTTCTAATTGATGCTCGTAGGGTGTAGTTTTGAAGATAAAATTCTCAGACATTTGGAACACTTATTGCATGAGTTTTAATTTTTTTTAAAATCATTTACCTTCTTTCATTAAGTTCTTTTTAAAGATAGATAATACATCTTTATTCTGATCAGATAACCCGGAGTTTATTTCTTTTTTCTTATCTACTCTTCTTTGAATTTCATGACAGGCCCACACTAGACCACAGTTCACGGAACAAAAGAACCCGAACTTCTGAATATATTTACCTGTAAATAGTTCGTAGTTATATCTAACTTTGCCTTCACTATCTACAACAGGTATCTCTCTTTTAACCTTGAGATTACCACTATATTTTTCTCCAGGTCTCTCTCCCGATAACTTTATTATCTCTGGCTTACTGACCTTTTGACAGTTATAGCATCTAACTTCTTTATTCAGTAATCTAGGACTTGCTATATCACTTCGTCTCATTGAGATCTCCTTTCAGTTAAACTGTCTCTAACCATTATTGCTACAGTCGCCGCGATAGTTCTATTATCTTCCTTGGCTATTCTTCTTATCTGCTCGTACACCGAAACACGGACATTTAAAGATTTGTAGCTTACATCTTCGTTATCAAGATCATAAACTTCTTCTGCATCTTCACTCACTTTATCTCTTGGAATGATGCCATCAATATAGTCTCCGACTTCCTTGTCGATACTATCTTCCCAAAGTGCTTTTACTTTTCCCATAATATCTCCTGTATTAATTATTATTACTTATATATAAGTAATGATTGGGAAATAATAAGTCAAGTAAATAATCTTTTATTTTTATGGGATACACTTTACATATAGTTTCTGTCATATTTTTTTGTTTGTAAAAATTTTTTAAAAATAGGTGTAACCAGTGTAACCTTGTAACCAATGGGTTCAAACCCTTGGTATGCTTAAGGGTGTTGGTTACACTTTGGTTACAGATGTTACACTTTAAAGCCGACCGCGTCATTTTTTTTCCTTTTTTTATTGATAAAATATGGGAGAAACTCTATTATTTTCTCATGCCACTTACTAATAGACAAAAAACTTTTTCTAAACTCATAGTCGAAGGGACATATTCTAATTCTGAATGTGCCAGACGAGCAGGATACTCTGAAGGTCAGGCCCGAAAGACTGCGAGTTTGCTTCTTAATGGCAGAGACTTTCCTCTTGTAGTTGACCACATCAAAGAACTCCGTGAAAATTACGAAAGGAAATATGGAGTTACTCTGATGGGTCAGTTGAAGAGATTTGCAGATCTCTCCAAAGGCGCTGAAGAATCTGGACAGTTCTCTGCAGCCGTGAACGCAGAAAAGTACAGGTCTAATCTTGGTGGTCTTGCCGTTGATCGTAGGGAAACAAATATAACTCATAATTTAGACAAACTCTCTCGTGAGGAGATTGTAGCTAGGCTCTCTGAAATCAGAAAAAATCACCCCTCTGCATTTGAAGGTGAATATAAAGTGGTCGAAGAGAGTGAGAGGGCGAGGTCTCTCTCCGACCTGGGCAAATAGCAATTCCCGATATTGCTCCGTGCATCTCAAAGATAGATCAAACATTATCGAGAAGTCAACTCTTTTAATCTTTCTTCTGCTTGTTCTCTAGTATCGAAGGTTTCGTGAAGAGGGGATATTTCCCACTCTCCAACACCATTTTTGCAAGGGACTATTTCTAATTTATCTTCCATCCTCAATCTCCTTCTTTTCAAGTTCCATTAACATAGTATCAGTATAACAAATAGGGCAACCTTTGTGTAAACCATCTATGTCCTCACATATAATTAAATCATCATCATGTAAAATAGAATTACATTGATTGCATTTAGAGATTTCACTTTGCATTTTCAATCTCCTTCTTGATTGCTAATCCGATTAACATTGCATTTTGTGGAACGATTGCATTACCTAATGCTTTGAGTCTGTTGGCTCTATCTTTCTGATCTATAATTATTCTTGGGACTCCTCGAGGCTCGTCCATCCAATAGGATACCCCATCAACCACTCCGTCCAATCGCAATTGAGTCTCGCATCTCCCTCGATCTGATAAATCTTGTGAGCTAGATCGATTTGTCTGCCGTCCTTTAGTCTCTTCTCGTAATACTGATTGTTTCCGTTGTAACTGTGTTTCTTTAATCCCGAGTTCGGTGTTGGAAACTTCCACTCCTCCATTCGTGGTGGTCTCAAGGTTACTCCGTTCATCATGGCTTGTGCTTCTGATTCCGTGAGTTCTCCTCTCTCCACTTTCTTTCGAAAGATCATTGTCTGTCCCTCCGAGGCGTGTCCAAAACCCTTGGTCGTAGGGGTCGGATACATCTCCATTGTCTTGGGATCGACTTGCTCCCTCAAGTTGCTCGGTCTCTTGCGACCCTTCCTTGCACCCTCTTGCATCTTCTTGGTCGCCTCTGCACTTCTTGGAGGAAGGGAATCCATAGTTGTCGGGGTCGCCCAAGTTTCTACAGATGATCCACAGTCTTTCTCGTTTGTGTCTCGCTCCGATTGCACTAGACGGAAGTACAAATGTCCTCGTATGGTAGTTGATGCTTTCCATTGCAAACAATACCTCGTCAAGTCCCAATGAGAGGTGTCCATAAACATTTTCGAAAACACAATAAGTGGGTCTGATTTGTTTAATAAGTTTATGCAAGTACGGAAAGATGTGGCGAGGATCTTCTGTGCCTCCCCTTTTGCCACTTGTCGAGAAGGGTTGACACGGATATCCACTTGTGAGGATATCGGGTCTTTCTGAAATAAATCTTGTTGGGTCATCTGCGATCTCCTTTACATCATCATAGATTGGAATTCCTGGAAAGTTTTTAGCAAGAACCTTCTGACAAAACTTTTCGGTATCACAAAAAGCCATAGGCTCTGATAACTTTGCCATGGAAAAACCCACGGCAAAGCCACCAATACCACTACATAAGTCTAGGTGTTTAAGCATTTTCTACCTCTTGATCTATTTGATCTGCAAACAAGACTAGACCAAAGTCATAGCCTTGTTTGTAATAATGAGATTTATTAGTTTCACTTCTAATGCCATACAACAAAGCATCATAAGTTCCATCTTTAAAATCTTTCAATTCAGTTTCTGTCATAACTCTGCCTCAAAACTACATTCGCCTTTTTCAAGTATGCAATTATAAATTTTCCTACCGAGAAGTAACCTTGCATACCACTCTAAATGACTTTTGATTTCGTTCTCTGAATGACAATGAGGGTGTTCTTTTTCATTAAGATATTCAGTTAACATCTTGTTGTTATAGCTTTCACGATCATCAAAAAACTCATCTAAGAGTTTCTTGTATCTACCCAAGTGTCTATCACACTCAAGAATACCTTTGTGAACCTCTTTTCTATTGTCTTCGTCAAAGTAATAACTTAAGAAACTTGCCTCTCCTTGCACTCCAAAGAAATCGGCATCATTGCTTGATTGAACGGCAAACCAAAATTTGCCGTCAATATCTCCGTTGTAATATCTCCCCATTTTATTCCTCCAATCCTAATTTCTTCATTGTCTTGTCTGTCTCGTGATCCAAAATTTGATTTACTTTTGTTGCTATTTTTTCTTGAAACCAATCACTCTCCGTAATTACATCAAGTTCATTGTAAATAAAATTTTCTAAAGCCTTTGCTAACTCCAAAGAGCTTGGTCTGATATCTTCCATTATGTGTACTCCTTAAATAGTTTTAATGCTTGATCGAATGGCAGAAAGTTAAGACACTTTCCAACCATGTGAGGTTGGTTCTTTTTAAGCCAAGTCTGAAAACCATTGTCATCAATCACTTTTGAAATAGGTCTTTTCCAAGCAACTAAAAATTCTTTGCCGTCTTTTTCATCAACACAAAGATATTGTTTTTTCATTTCCTTCTTCAACTCTTTTGTATCAAGCCAATTGTATAATTCTTGATGGCAATAATGCTCTAAGTCTAAGTCTGTGGAATAGGTTTTGCCACCATACTCCCAAGTCTCTTGACCAAACTTTTCAACGCACCACTTATCAATGTCTTGAAGTCTGAAATCACTTTCGGGATAGGTGTGTTGTCTATCACTTCCACCATGTCCATCATTAGATACTTCAACTGCTTTCTTGCCGTTGACATATACTGTGGCATTATAACAAGGTGTTTCTTCTGAACCCCTTGCATAGTGTGAGATATTTTTTACCTCTAGTTTTGAAATCTGCATATCTTTTCCTTTCGTTGGTTGTTGCAATTTTCAAGATAATACACGAATAAATCCGTGTATTACTTTGATAATTACCACGAGGCTTGATAGGAAACTGATCTTGGTTGAACGAATAAACCATCTCTTTCAAATAGTTCTTTTCCTCTTCGAATAAACTTTTTTGCTTTCTCAAAGCAATTAATCGCATATTCTTTTTCTTTTCCTTCGTAATATCCAAACTCTGTAGAATTACCAAAGAAAAAACCCGAATGATCTTTAACTAATTTATCATTACGAATTGCCATGATAATTTTATCAAGATCATTTTCATCAAGTTCAATCTTCTGACAATTATCTTTACCATCTGCAAAAGTATTAACGATATATCCATGCAAGTCTGCATGTTTTCTCCAATATCCAAGATCAACTTCGTAATTAGAGATTTCAAATTCATTATCAAGTTTTGATCTTGAAACCTCTCCATGCCTAGTACGATCTGAATTAAAATGATCTCCTCTTAAATACATATCTAAACCCATAACTATTTCCTCCTATTGTTTAGTTAATTTGTCTAAGTTTAATTTTTCCAAAAGCAATCTAGCTTCTTCAAGATTGTTTTGATAAATATGCCAAGGTGTAATAGTAAAACCTTGTCCATCATTTTCGATTGCAACCTTGCCTTGAAAGTTAACTTTGTTAGCTATATCAAGCACTTTAGATTTACATTCGATACTTTCGCCCTCTGCATCTGTACCTAAGATTAAAGCACTTCCCATAATAGTTTGATTAAATTTTGGATTGTCTGCTTTGAGGTTAAAAGCATAATTACTTTCTTTAAGTAAACCCTCTTCATCTATCCAAAGAGTATCTCCATTGTCAAATGGATAAACTGCTTCAAAAGTAGTACATTGGATTATTCTATATATACTTTTATAATCTCCATCATAACTAATATGACGAACACTTTCTTGTTGGGGATTTATTAATATTGCTTTCATTATTTTTTTCCTTTCAAAAATACTTTACACAACCTCTTAATTTTTTTGTATGAGGTTGTGTCTGCTAACTTGATGTTATGTTCTTCTTGAAAGTATTCGATAAAAGATCTTTTATCGTTGCTAAGATATTTATACCAAAGAGATAATATTTTTTCTTGCTCCTCTTCGTAAGCAATTTTGAGTTTATCAGTCATCAGTTACTACCTTTTTAAAGTTATTCTGAACATACTCTTCTGTTTCTTCTTGTTCATCTCTGATAGTTTCCAAGTTATATAAACCACTTAAAAACCATCTTTGATCTTGAACGATTATTGGTTCTTGATACATGATCTTTTTTCCTTATAATAAATTTATATTACTTATTTTTATCCCACATAATCCCACTAAGGTCAAGTAAAAATGTCAGAAAAAAACTTTTTTTTGAGTATGAAAAAACAATTACCAAAGGGAACATTCATTCAAAAAATCGAAAACAAATTCAATTCGGGTTTTACTGATTTAATAATTATTAACGAAAAATATCCTTTGTTTATTGAGTTAAAAGCACCAACAAAAGGAAACACTTTTAAGGTCGAACTTTCACAAATATCAACACATTTGAGGATATCTGCCAATAATTATGTTTCTTTTTTCTTGGTTCAAGCACCCTCTAAGTCGCTTCTATATTTGTTTGAAGGTGGCACTTTGTGCAAGGCTCTTGCGTTGCAAGAGCCTTGCAACCCCATTCTGTCCCACGAGACTGAAGGCTTTTTGATTTATGGTTCATTGGAAGATTGTCTTGGATCTGCAAATCGAAGAGTGGCATCTTTAGTGCAGAGGTAACGAAGTGGTCGTTTGCGAACCTCTGCACTTTTGCACCCCAAGATTGGCAACTGCACGGAGGCATAAAAAAAGAGCCACCCGAGGGGGTGGCTCTTTGGTTTATAAATTGCGAATTATAAAAGGTAAGTGTTTAACTTCTTCTGTATTGTTTGAGTTTTTGCCTCCCCAACATTCGGGCAAGATAATACTAGTCCAATAATCAAGACAATCTTTCGAACCTCCGAAGATATGTTTTATATATAAGTTTGAGTATTGTTCTTGAAACTCTTTGAAGTTTTCAAACTCGGTGTAATCACAACAGATTGCGACCACATCAAGTTCTATTGTTTCGTTGTCCATGCACTCGGAAACTTCTTCTAAGTGTTCATATAAAGCCTTCAAGCCTTCATAAGAAAAATTATTTTTGTAAGTGTCCCAAGTTTTGAAAGCATCAATAAATTGATGCTCATTTACTGTTTGTACAATCATTTTTTTAAGTTCCTTTCGTAATTGTTATATAAGATTTTATCAGATTCCCTGAGATAGTCAACCCCTAAAAGGGGTTGAAGGCAAGTCGCAGTTTGCGACTTGCCCGAACTTTGCGTCTTCATTCTGTCCGAGCTTCCCCGTGCGTCTTCTCCCTTCTGCCACTCCAAGAAAGGGGGTTCTTGCAGAGAATCGCAAGTAGCAAAAAAAACAAACAAGTTTGCGATTCTCTGCACTTTTGCGAACCAAGATAAAAAAGGGGGTGCGTTGCACGGGGTGCGTCCAACGCACAAATAAAAAAAGGGAAAGCCGAGGCTCTCCCTTTTCCCAAGGAAACTTGTTTAGTCAAAATCTTCTGGGTGTGGAATTACCTTGAAGGGTGCTTCTTTTTGTAGAGGGCGACCCATCTCGTCATATTTTCCCCAATATGGGTTAACATGCCAAACATCTCTGTCTGTAAGCACATAAGGTTTTTCTTGGTTTAGTTCTCCTTGAAGCCTTGCATCTGCACGATCCCATTCGGCATCAGAAGAATAAGTAAAATCTCTATCGTCTATCATTTCTTTTTCCTTTCGTTTACTTCTTTGGTTATGTTTTTCAAAGACACCTTCGCCAAGGCTCTTGCTTTTCGTTGCTCCTTCAGAATGTCTTTGATTGCGATTGTTGGCATTGGGCGACCAGAGGCAATAATAGCCATTCGCATTGGAATCACTTCAGTATCATTACACTTGGTGCAACATCTGCCATTTGCTATCGGCATGGCATTATGTCCTTGATCCCAATAACACTCCCCTTCGGGAGTGTATTGTTTATCGATTTCGCTAGTACAAATTGAACACTTCATTTTATTTCCTCCTAAGTAATAAAGTATTTTCTATTTCATATCTAATGTAATATCTTTGTAGAAAAGATATTGCTTCTTTTTTGGTTTTGAAAAAAGGCATATCCTCCACCATTTTTTCACCATTGGCGAAAGCCTCCCATTGTTGGGAAGCTCTCTTTTTTACACTATATTCAACAACTTCAGTCATTAGCTTTTTCCAATTTACTAACTCTTTGTTCAATATCCATAATTACTTTTATGAGCTTTTGAACTTCTTTATTTAAAGTCATTGTATGTTGATGATTATTTGAACACATATCTCTTAATGCTTTTGTTGTGTCCATAACTAAAGTTATTTCTTCTACGTTCATAACTATTTCCTTTCCTTGTTTAAGTTATAATTAACTATAATCCCATTTTATCCCATAGTCCAGAACTATCGATTAACATGTTAACTAACTATTCCCATATTATCCAAGGTATCCCCACACCACACCCAGGCCTTTCGGCTCTGTACGGGCTTCTAATCGCCTTATGCAACCCACCAAATGGCACAAGGTAAAAGCATCTTGATTCGCAGAAAAGTTCTGCTGCTTTAGCAGAACTTGATTCAGTACAAGGATAAAATAACAATAAAAATAATAATTTTTATTTTATTCTTGTACTGAAGCAAATCAACCGACAGAAGGAGGTTGATTCTGCGAATCAAGATGCTTTTGGGGTTACTTAGGGCAAAAGGTACAAGATATACAAAAGCAAAGAGGGGGGGAGGGGATTATTAATATATACATGTACACACACACGCATATATATGCAGGGTTGATAAATTCATTTGAATATATTATCGTTTGGGCATGAATCTAGAGGCTTTACCAAAAGAGGTGTTACAAGAAGTATTTCTGCTTGAGCAACAGAAAAAGAAACTAGACACCCGCGATATAGCTCAAAAAAATTTTCTAGCCTATGCACAACATGTATATGAAGGCTTCATCGTTGGGCGACATCATAAAATCATTGCAGAAAAATTGGAGCTAATCGCACAAGGCAAACTAAAAAGACTAATTGTCAACATGCCACCTAGACACTCGAAGTCAGAGATGGCATCTTATCTCATGCCCTCGTGGTTCTTGGGCCGTAATCCAAAATTAAAGATTATTCAAGCCACGATGAATACAGAACTTGCCGTGAGGTTTGGTCGTAAGGTTAGGGACTTGATTGCCGATCCAGTATACACGGAAGTTTTTCCAGACACGGACTTGAAGCAAGACAGTCAAGCCGCGGGTCGGTGGGAGACAAGCGTTGGTGG